GACAAATAATGATATCGCAACATTGATATGGATAGTGATGACTAATGTAGCAACTTACTTTTACTGTAAGTACTATTTCATACAGCACACCATTGATGTTCTTGAAGAAAAAGGTTTGCTAGACCTTGAAGATGTTCAAAAATAATTCTTGACTTCACCTTCAAAATTTAGTATAATATATCTGTAGTGCGAAAATCGTGCTATGGGATATGGGACGGCATAGTTCGTTCAATAAAACAGGTTCTTTCTGCATCTATGAACATTCAGTTTTAGAACTATGGGAATTTTAGCTTACCGAAAGGGAGCGACTTAACCAAGATGTAAGCTTACTGAAAAGGAGTAAATTATGACAATAGACAACTATCTATTAAAGCACTTTCTCGGCTTTGACGAGAGATTTTTTAACCCCGTTGATGATACAGCGTATCCTCGACATAATATAGTAACACGCGGTGATGACTACTTTCGTATTGAAATGGCGTTACCAGGCTGGAGTAAAGAGAACATTGAAGTTTCTTTGGATAAGAGAGTTCTCACAATCCAAGGAAACACGAAGTTAGAGTGTGGAGACGATGAAGCATATCTACACAAAGGCATAAGTGGAAAAGTGTTTAAGAGAACTTTCTCTCTTGGCGAATTTATAGAAGTCAAAGAGACAAAGTTTGAAAACGGCTTGCTAAGCATTGAACTCGAAAAAGTCATACCAGATGAGAAAAAACCAAAGGTATTTGACATAAAATGAGACAAAAAATTTACGAATTAAAAACTTTAATTTGTGAAAATGGCGAGTTCTGCGATGCTACTATGAATATATTATTAGTTTCAACATTCGGTGGAATTATGATAAATAGTATTAGCGCATTATCTTAACCAAATTACAAAGGGTAAAGTTATGGGGAGCTTCGGCTCCCTTTTTACACAAAGGAACAATTTATGAATATATCAGAAGAAGGCTTAAGCCTTATTAAGAAGTTTGAAGGATTAGAACTAGAAGCATATAAATGTGCAGCTGGAGTATTAACAATCGGTTATGGTCATACAGCAGGAGTACAAGAAGGAGATGTCTGGTCTGAATCACAAGCAAACGAACAATTACAAATAGACATGGAAGAATACGCAGGGTATATCAATGACTTAGTATCATGTCCATTATCACAAAACCAGTTTGATGCCCTCGTATCATGGGTATACAATCTCGGCCCCGCCAATCTAAAGGCATCTACACTACTTAAAAAATTAAATGCAGGAGACTATGCTGATGTTCCAAATCAAATTAAAAGATGGAATAAAGCTGGTGGTAAAGTATTAGAAGGACTTATCAGAAGAAGAGAAGCAGAAGCATTGCTTTTTGAAGGTAAGGAATGGGAACATGTCTAAATTTATAGACTGGATTAAAAGTCTATTTGAAACTCGATATAAGTTAGTAGTTAGTTATAACTCTACTTATGGAGATGGAGACGACCAAGAGTTTATAGTTGTAAAATTTTACTCAAAGAAAGATAAGTATTTAAGTTTTAAAACTATAGAAGGAGAAGTAGTAGAAATCAGAGGAGCCGAAGGACTGAATTATAGGATACAAGAATTATGAATCAATTTTTTATAGCAATTATAGTAGTGTTATCACTAGGCAGTTGGTATCTTTGGAATGATAATCAAACATTGAGAGAAAACAACGCCCAGTTAATGGTAGCTGCACAAACGCAAGAAGAAACAATAGCGCAGTTACAGAATGATATGGCACTACAAGGACAGTCTCTTTTAGAGTTACAAGCTAAAGGTCAGGAAATTCAAAAAGAAATGGACAGATATTTAGACATTTTTAAGAGACATAATTTAACTAAGTTAGCTGCTGCAAAGCCAGGTCTAATCGAGACTAGAGCTAACAAAGCAACAAAGGAGGTATTCGATGGTATTGAAGAAGACAGCCGTAACATTGACCAGCTTGATGATGGTGTACAGTTGCAGCCTATTGCCAACCCAGACATTAGAGGTTAGTGCGAAGCCAATTGAAAGGAAGATTATTCAACCCATCATGCCTCGCGAAATCGATCTTAAAGAACCATATTGGTATGTGGTTTCAGAAAAGAACCTTGATGAATTTCTCGCAAGAGTCGAGAAAGACCAAGGACAAGTAGTATTCTTCGCTATGACAGTTCCTGATTATGAACTAATGGCGTATAATACTCAAGAGCTCAAGCGTTATATAAACGAGCTCAAAGAGGTAGTTGTTTACTATAGGAAAGTAACTACCGAACAAGGAGACTAGTATGTTAGCATTTTTTGAATGGGTGTCTGCATGGATAGCTGTTATTCCAACCATAGTGTTGATAGCATCTTTCATAGCCGCAGTTACACCAACCCCAATCGATGACGGTTGGATGAAAAAAGTCTACAAGGTATTAGATTGGTGCGCACTTAATGTGGGCAGAGCAAAGGATAAATAATGTCAGAGGCAGTCGATAACAGAAACGAGGTTAATATAGACCTCGAGAAGTATATGTCATTAGTTGATAAACTCGACTCCGCTGAAGACACTATATCTGCTCTCAAAGCAGAAGCTGAAGCAGCAAAGAAACAACTTGCTCCACCAAAGAGAAAGTTTATAGATTTGTTTTTAGATGACAATGATATAAATGAGAAGTCTATTATAGGTTTCTTATCTTTCTTTTTAATGTTCGTATTCGGAACTTGTGATTTAGTCACAGCGTTTTGGGGAATGGACTTACTTATTAGTGATACTATCTACACTTCGTTTGTAGTCGTGACACTAGGAGCATTTGGTATCTCAGAGGCAGGAAAAGCCTTCGGGAAATAATTATCTCA